GAAAATTTTCGCAATATTGTTATTCATAATTTAGATCGCAGTCAAAACTTTACTATGGGCATCAATCAATTTACTGATTTGACACCTCAAGAGTTTAAGGATAAATGGGTTGGTGGTTTGAAAGCTGATGTTGGCTCATATGGATGCAAGACATTTTCCAGTGGTGCTTCTGGAGCTCCAGCTGCTATTGATTGGCGCAGTAAAGGTGCCGTTACTACTGTAAAAGATCAAGGACAGTGTGGATCCTGTTGGACATTTTCTTCTACCGGTGCTATGGAAGGAGCTTGGGCTATTGCTAAGGGTCAGCTTGTTGATCTTTCTGAGCAAGAGTTGGTTGATTGTGCTGGTTTAAAGTATGGTAGTATGGGTTGCAATGGTGGTCAAATGGAGGGTGCGTTCAAGTTCATTATTGAGAATGGACAATGCACTGCTTCTTCTTATCCTTATACTGCTAAGGATGGTTCTTGTCACTCTTGTTCCGCCGTTGCTCATGCCTCATCTTGTTCTGATGTTCTTCCTAATGATCAAGTGTCTATGAAGGCGGCTGTTGCTCAACAACCTGTTGCTGTTGCTATTGAGGCGGATACCAAATATTTCCAATCTTATTCCGGTGGTATTCTTACTTCTTCCAGCTGTGGAACTAATTTAGACCACGGAGTTCTTACTGTTGGTTATGGTGAGGAGAATGGACAAAAATACTGGTTGGTTAAGAACTCTTGGGGAACTACTTGGGGTGACAATGGTTATGTTAAGATTGCTCGGTCCGAGAGCAAAACTGATGCGGGTATTTGCGGTATCGCAATGGATCCTTCTTTTCCTTCGGTTTAAATTGTCCTTTGGTTTAAATTGTAAAAAAGTATAAGACATTTTAATAAATTATTTAAAACTATTTAATTAAATAATTTATAATGACACGAGAAGACGTAAAAAATAAACTTATATCTGATTATTTTTATTTAATGTATTTGGACTGCATTAAATTTAATAATGATAATAAGTTTCACACCAATATTAACAATTGCAATTTTATTTATAACAAAAGCAATGAATTCAAAAAAAAAGAAAAAGATGACATTATTAAAAATATACTTTATGCGGTAGCTAAATAATTAAAACTCAAAATCATACTCTATTAATGCCTTCATGTCGGTTTTCATTTTATTATACATTGTTGTTCGCATTTTACCCAAAGTTGAGTCTTGTTTGAATTCTATTGCCATTATTTTTCCCAATGCTTTATCACATAACGTGGCAAAATTATCGTTTTCTCTTATATATTCTGTTTTTTTCTTTTTCCATTCATAAAACGCCTTTGAAATTTTCATTTGAACCTTATTTAAAAATCGTATAAATTTGTCTTTTGAAAGCTCAATCCACTCACCTTTATCAGTTTCATTATTTTTTTCAAAAACATAAAATATATTTGATTTTTGGACAAAACCAAATATTGGGTTCTCTGTTTCACTTATATTGTATATTGATCTTGAAAATACTTCATTTATTGTGTCTAAAAACGAATTTTCTAATAAAAACTCCATATCTGTCTCATTTATTGTTATTTTATCAGATAAATTTTCAAATACTATATTTGGAACTATATTTATATTTAACCATTCCAAAACATTTATCTTTTTTTTCTTTTTAATTACCCACTTATTTACTTCATCTACTTTTTCTTCAAGTTTATTATATTTTTGACCTAATTCTAACAACATTTGAAACATTTTTCTTTGTGTTGGCAATTCTTCTTCTTCTTCTATATTTATTTGACCTTTTTTACATTTATGAACCAATTCACATAAAATCAAATGTTTTTCCAAATTTGTTCTTGTTTTGTATCCTTTTCCACAATGAATACAACATTGCGATGATTGTTTTATTTTATTTGGAATATTAGCTAATTTATACATTTATTTCAGATTATTTACTATTATTTAATAGTAATTTTAATAACTCAATTTTTTTATTTATATTTACCTTTATACTATCTTTACTTCTATAAAAAATAATATAATACCAATTTATATATATAATGTCATCATTTTCAAAAACTTCAATTGTATATAACAGTCCTAATAAATTAATCGGGTTGCCTCCATTATATTACAGATGGAGAAATTGTGATACTAATTTAACCAGCAACACCGCTGCTAATCAATATCAAAGACAAAAACTTATACAAAATACTGTCCGAGTTTATTCTTCGCTTTATACTTCAAATTTAGGACCATTAAATGCTTTTAGACGTCCTACTTCAGCAACTAATGGCGTTTGTTGGAACCAAATGAGTGACCGACCTATTCCGAGTGTTCAGCGCGCAACAGTACCTACCGGAACTAATAATAGTATGAATAGCCGTCATCATTCGGTCACTTCCAGTCGTCCTGGTTGTCAAACTCCCGGCGGGATTGGCTGCGATATTAAACACAATTCTTATGATAGATATTTAAATAGAATAAAAGGAAAAGGACCATTAAGACGCGGACCTATTCCACCTAATTTTGGCTCTCCAGTTCCATTCAATCCTGCTTTCCCTATTTACGGCGGTAAAACTATAAAAACTAATATTGTTACTGGCTGCAATTGTCCTATTGGAAATAATCAAGAATTATTACAAGAAGACATAGAAAAAATTGCACTTCTATATAAAAATCTTTTATTACAACAAGACCCTAACTCTTCTTATTCTTTCAGCGTCGGACAATATGTTTATGCTATTGAACCTGGAAATACTTATTATTCAAAAGCTATTGTTATTGCGGTTAATGGTGATATGTATACTATTCGCTTTGATGATGGAACCACCGACATACAAAATATTTCACAATTGTTAATTTACTTTCCTTGTAATTGCACAAGTAATTCAATTTCTAATATTCTTGGATTAAACCCATATAGCGCTGAATTTCGCAATTTTGTTCAAACGAAATCCACTAATTTTTGTGTTGCCGCTGGAATTATTGCCGGATCATTAAGACAATATTAATTTTTAAAAAAAAAATAATTTAGAAATAGTTATTTAGAGTATAATAAAATTTTATATTTATTAATAATATAAATGCCTGCCACTATTAAAATGACTTTGTCTAATGGAAATACTAATTATTACAGATCACAAATTAGTGCCTCTTCAACATATGGTGCTAACATTTCTTCAATTCCTAAATCTGCTCCTGTTACCGCTGCTGTTAATGCTCCTTTAAGTTCATCCATGATTGGACGCATTCATACTACTAAACCTGGATGTGGTTCTTGCGGTAGAAAATAAATCATTATTTATAATATTAATTTTATTTACTAATATTATAATGTCATCTGCTACTTCTAATGTTACTTCTTATCCTCAAGGGTTATTAAATAGATCTGGGTATTTTAAAACTATGTTTGACACTACATTGCTACCATATAACAAAATGTTTAATGGTTGTTCTGGCACTTTTTGTTATACTTGGAGTAAAGGCACCTATATATATAAACCTCATAATGACGTTGGTATGGTTGGCAGATCTGCTGCCGGATATTTAGCTCAAAGAAAACGTATGTAATTTATTATTCGGATTTAAACAATTGATTGAAAATATTTAAATATTTGGTTTTCTTTAATAAAAATATTCCATTTTGCTGTAATTAGCACAATAATACCAAATAAAAATAATAATACTTTTGTTTCATTATCTATCAATACTACTCTATTGGATCGTGGATTAAATAAATATATTAACAAGCACGACATTAGTATTATAAATATAAATTCAATTTTCTCTTTCCAATATAGCACTTTTTTGTCCATTTCGGAATCTGTTTTATGTTTTATAGTGAAATACAGATGTGTTATTGCTAAAAATAAAAATATTAGTTTTACTAAAAATATAAAGGTGATGTATAAATCATATCTTTTCATATATATATATTTTACGATTAAAAAAAATATATATGTTCTTAATTATTAATAATGAGTTCTAACAATTTTAATAATAATAATTTGGTTCAAACCTCATTAAACGATGCTTATAATTTTAATACATTTAGCGATTTTATTCAAAAACAAATTACCACTACGCGCTTCTCTCTTCAATGCATTTTTTGTTTGTCTAATAAAACTATTTCTTTAGTAGGTGATGGATCATTTAGACAATGTAGTTCTTGCAATAAACAATTTAAATCATTGCTTATATCAAATAAATAATAAATTAATAATTATATAATGGTGTGTACTATTTCTTGTATGATATCTGCTGTTTTTATTATTGGTATGATTTATTTTTACAATATGACAAACAAAAGTGAAATTGTTAAACATTATAAAAGTTCTTTGCCAAGTGATTTACAAAAAAGGTATGATAATATTTCTCAAGAGAGAATGAAAATTAGTGTGTATGGATATATTTATGGTTTTATTCTTTCTCTCTTCATCATATTTTATAATCTAAAATTTAAAGGAATAAAGATGAATACATTCGCATTAGTTTGTACTGTTATGGCTACTTGTTTTTTAACCAATTATTTTTACTATATGTTGTCACCAAAATCTGATTGGATGTTAAATCATATAAATAATCCTGAACAGGTTAAAGCTTGGTTATTAATGTATAGAGAAATGTCTTTTAATTATCATACCGGATTAGCTCTTGGAATTATTGCGGTTGGTATATTTGCGTTTGCTTTTCGCTGCTAAATCCATGTATATGGGTTAAAATTATATTGTTTTTCAGCACCTAAATGCATCAAACCATGTGACCCAATTGCTATTGTTAAACTTGTCAAAAGCATTATTTTTTGATAATAATTTAAACCTATAATTGATTTATAATTTTTTATCATTAATATTAATATTATGAAAATTATCATACCTGTTAAAAATAATGCTGTCATTGAAGGAGATTGTAAATAATCCATAATCATTATATTATATAATATTATTTTATAAAATATTATTTATAAAACAATTTAAAGACAATTTGATTGTATAATATGTCCTGGGATGGACTATGGGTTTAGTATCTTACAGCAATTAACTAAAATTTAAAATCTAATTAAATCTAAAAAAGATACTAGTATTTTGCTCATATAGCTCAGTTGGTTAGAGCATCGGTCTTATGAGCCGAAGGTCTCAGGTTCGAACCCTGGTTTGAGCAAGAAGGATATCGGATACAGCATTAATAATAAAAATTTAAAAAAATAAAATAAAAAGGTGAAAGGTAGTTAATGTATCCATTACAGCAAAATCAAAATTATTATCATAATAAAACGACAACTTTTAGGGTGAGGAGAGGGAGAGAAGGTGAGAGGGTGAGAGTTTCCATACAGCAATATAAAATCATTCAACGATTATTAAGAGCATTTTTATTATTATAATTAATTAATTAATTAATAAGTCTTATAAATTTCTCACTTTACACAAACGAAGAGTATAAAGTGTAAAGTGTGTGTTGTACAACGGCTATTGGTTAAAATTAATTATTAAAAAAATATCATAAGGAAACAGCAATAGGTCTTATAGTGTAATGGTTAGCACCACAGACTTTGAATCTGTTAATCTGAGTTCAATTCTCAGTAAGACCGAATTAGTGCTCTGTTAGCTCAGTTTGGTAGAGCATACGGCTGTTAATACCACAAGGTAAAATGTAACCGTGAGGTCAAAGGTTCGATCCCTTTACAGAGCGATATTTAATTTTATGAATTACATAAAATTAAAATACTTTATTTTACACTTAAACTTAGATATCTAAACCTATAATTATTTTAAATTATAAAAAAAATTGAAATGGTAATGTATTAAATAATTAAAAGTATATTAGACAGAAATGGAAGCACAAATGAATTTGACACAAAATCCTTTACAAACTTCAGTAGTGGCACAAAGTGCAGGTGAAGTACAAGCAAAAAGCATATATGACGAAATGGACCCTGCTTTAGAGAAAGCCAAATGTATTTATGATTATTTGCAAGAAGATATTCAAAAAATGCTGATAGAAGATTATATCAAACCACAATTAGAAGAAGGCGACAAATTAATAAGTCTATTTAATGAATTAATTGAATCAGAAGAATGTATGCATCTTAAATACGAGTGTTTAATAGATCCGGTCACCAAAATTATTCAAAATGAAACCGCATTGGCAAAAATGCGTAAAATAGATACTGTAGGGTTTAACAGCTGCTATGAACAACATTTTATTAAAAAACAAAACACCTTTAGACTTGTAAGTGACCCTTATATAAGTATGTGTATGGAATTCGTCATGAGACGATGGCATTAATAACCTTTATAAATATTGAACCAAAAATAAAAATATATATATAATTATATGAACTCACTTTTCGGAAGTTTTTTTGGAACTCCTTCCAAAACCCACCCTGGACGTAAAAATTATACCACCAAAAAAGGTGATATGGTATACCATGAAAACGGTCATTACGTAAAAAAAACTCATAGGCCTTATAGTTACCGCAAAGGTTCTGCTTCCAAAACTCGTAGAGGAAGACAAGATTTTACCACTAAAAAAGGTAGCAAGGTTTTTCATCGCAAAGGTCATTATGTGCGAAAATCACGCAGACCATACAAATAAATTTTAATTATACTTTTTGTTATAAGTTTACGATTTTTATATTTATTTTTTTTAAATATAAAAATTATTGTGGTCCTTGAAATTTTTTTACACATTCCCATATTTTTGCCGACTCGTCAAAACTAAAACTACCTCTTTTTTGCGCCAATGACAAAAATGAAACTATCAGGTTCAAAGCTACATTCTCATCTGTTACTTGAATATCTACTAATCTTACCTCTTTTTGAACAGCCGGACCTTTATCCTCTAAATTAATTGTTTTATCCATTTGTATTTTATTAGATACTTTTTTTTAAGTATTTATTTTTATTTATTTTTAATTTAAAAAAAAATTGAAATGATAATAATTAAAGATTAGTAAATTATATATTATAGAATGACCGAGTTTACTAATAACACCGCTACTAAATATTTTGCCAAGGGCTTCACCACCTTTGAGCAAGAAACGACAATTGACCCCAATTGTTTACCATTTCAAAATGCCAAATTTGGATTACTTAATTTACAAGCAGTCGCTTGTGAACCAGCAACTATAGAACACGAATTAGTGTTAGTAATTGACCATTCAGGTTCTATGGGTGACAAATGTCTTGGTGATAATGATAAAACCCAAATGGAACAAGCAATTCATACTTTAAAAAATATAGTTGGATATCTTGAGGAACATCCCAATATTAAAGCAAATGTTACTATATTTAAATTTGACGACAAATTTAGTAAAGTTGTTGATAGAACAACAATTACAGAAGATAATTATAAATCAATTGAAAAAACAATAAGCAAAATAAGAGAAAATGGTGGGACTGATATTGGAAACGCATTACACGAGACTTCCAAATATATTAGTGGACTACAATCGTTATATCCAACTCATCAAATAAGTCATATATTTATGACAGACGGAGCAGTTACAACTGGCGAAACAAAACCAAATATACTAAAACAGCTCGTAAACAAGGACGTCTACAATTATTTTATAGGTTATGGGTCTAAGCATGACTCGGAATTACTTGGAATACTTAGTGATTTTGAAAAAAGCTCTTACCATTATATCGACGCAATCGAAAAATCCGGCTTAGTTTTTGGAGAAATTTTACACAGCATAACGCATAAAGTATTATATAGCTGCGAAATAGTAATTGAACATGGAGTAATTTATAACTTTGAAACTAATTTATACACAAATAAACTTTATATTGGTGATATTGTTGGCGAGTCAAATAAAGTTTATCATTTGTTTACTGATAATCCGGCCACTTGTTATGTTCATTTGAATACCAAAGAACACTCTTTTGCGCAACCGTTAGAAATACATATATTTCAAGAAACCAATCACGACTTGAATTTTGTGAATTACGCGTTTAGACATAGAACTCTGACACTTCTTTGTGAAGTTAAACAATGTCAAGAAAAATATGATAAAAGTTCGACGAGCTGGTATAGTGAGAGAAATTTTAATGTTGAAGTTCTTGACAGTTATAAGAGAAAAATGAAAGAGTTGTTTGATGAAATGAGAAAATATATGGAAGACAATGATAAACAAAATAAATTTATTAAAATGTTATGTGATGATATTCATATTTCGCAGAAAACATTTGGAACAAGATATGGAAAAATGTGCATTAGTTCAAGGCAAACATCTCAAGGTAATCAAAGAATTTATACAGTAAATACCACTCCTCTTGACCGCGTAAAAGTAACAGTAAATGTAAATAGTC